AGCAACTTCAGAATAAAGGGAGATTACGTGCAGTATAGAGTTGGCGGAGGTGGACTATGGGAACATAAGATTTGGAACTGGTGTGCAGCCGGGGAATTTGTAGAGAATGTTTCCCACAATACGTGGGCGACGTGGCTTGCAGGATTCTTTGGCATTTCCAAACGTTATGTTCATAAAGTTCACCACGCTAGGCCATGGGCGGCATGTCCGAACAGAGTCCTTGTTTGGTTGATCCCTCAGTATTCGTACTGGCGGATCGACTGGATAGACTGTGACATCAATGTTCGACAGTTGGAGAGAGTTAAATATCAAAACCCCCATCGCCCAGGTTGGAACCATCTTGTCTACGAAGAAAATGGAGAAAGGATGATTAGTGTAGGTAGAGAAGGCGAAGACGCGTCTGTTTCCATTCCAAAACGCGTGATGGATGTAGTCCTTGGCTGTTCATCGAGCCAAGCCGTTACTTCCTACCTCATAAACGAGAAAATTCTTAACCCCATGGTATCAAGGATGATTGGCCAATACTACAACGGGAAAACTGTTGTGCCACAAGAACCTGAACGAATAGAAAGACCCATTGAACTACAAAGAGTCCACTGGCCTAGCTCTTGCGAGGCGGACATGGTGGAAGTTTCAGCCCGGGAGTATTCCTCCCCCCTTATCAGCAATGCTAATTTGATGCCCCAGAAGAAGAGATGGGAAGCCCTTGGCGATTCTTTGGAAGCTAGAGTGCATTTGGTCCGGAATACGAAGAAACCAAATGCTAGAATCCAAGGTTACGCTAATGAATTTGTCAAATTAGTTGTCCCCATTGTTGGGGAAGGAATACCCTTCGATCTAGATACTACGGCTGAAATGCTGGACAAGCCCTCACAGAAAATATTCATGAAACAAGTATGGGAGTCGATGGACTCCAGGGAAAGAAGACTCATCGAAGGATTCCTGAAGAATGAGCCGACTAATAAGGCTGGACGGATCATTTCGTCCTTCGCAGACTTTTCTTTTATCTGGAAGTTTTCTTGTTTTACGTTAGCCTTTAGGAATGCAGTTCTGCATTCTGAAGAGAACTCTGGGTGGTTTTGTCCTGGCTTAACTCCACGCCAGATCGCTGACAAAGTCGTCGAATATGTTGGGACGGTTGAAGAACCCTGTGAAGGGGACTTCAGCAACTTTGACGGCTTAGTGAGCGATTATCTGCAAAGACATGTCATTAACGCGTGCTATTTAAGATTCTTCCACGCTAAACACCATGATGAGCTAAGACAATATCTAAACATGCTTATCTCATGCCCCGCTAGAGCAAAATTATTCCACTTTCGATATGATGCTGGAGTCGGCGTTAAGAGCGGTTCGCCGACCACGTGCGATGGTAACTCAATATTGAACGCGTTCCTACAGTACTGTTCCATCAGAATGACTGATAATGAACTAGAACCCGCAATGGCCTTCCGCCTGATAGGCTTGGCCTTCGGGGATGATTCGTTATTTGACAGAAGGTTCTCTAGGAACTTTGCGAAAGTTGCCAAAATGGTGGGTATGGATCTTAAGATCGAATATTACCAGCGCGAGAAGGGCTTGACTTTTCTAGCGCGAGTTTTTATAGACCCATACACCACCAATAGCACCATACAAGACCCATTGAGGACCTGGAGGAAGTTACACATTACGACGAGAGATCCCAGTATACCCTTAGCTGACGCAGCAATCGATAGAGTCGATGGTTACCTTATTATAGATGCCATCACCCCCATAACATCCGATTACTGCGAAATGATTAAGAGAGTCTACACTCCGCAATGTAACGACCACCAGAAAAGGTTGGCTAGAAAATCGGTCGACCGGGAGAAATCATATTGGAGCAACGATACTGAGAATAAGTGGCCACAAGCACTGCAAGATATTGAGTTAATGTTCAAGGTTATCTCCGCGCGTGTTGGTTTGGATCAAGCTGATTTGCGCGAGCTACAACATAAGCTCAGGACATCGAACAGTGCTTGGTTCAGCACCCAGGAATTGGACGAAGATTCCCCTTACAAAGGAACTCTCGATCCTGATGGACAAATCCCGGCTGCTGGAGTGGACATGCGTACACACGAAAATGGACTCAAGAGAAACCGTGAAAACGCACTTGACAAATCTCGCACTAAGAATCGAGGCCCAGGTAGCTGTGACGATCGAGCTACTCGGAGCCATAGGATTGGATACACTGATGACGTCAGAACATCTGGACGCTTTAGAGCACGTCGAGGAGAAAATGACGGAGCTGGTCGGTTACGCAAAGGAAAAGATAAGCCGACTGACCGAAAACAAGCAAGCGGTTCCAATAATGGAACTGACAGTGGATCAATCAGAACTCCAGCAGTTGGTCATCAAAAGGCTGGAGGAGGTAAGAATTGCGCTAGAAATGGCACAGCCTCCAAAGCGAGACAGTCAGTAGAGTTGAGAGAAATCCGAATAGAAAAGTAGGGTCATGCTTAGGAAAAGCATGTAGGGAAG